GTGCCAGGAACTCGACCGCTCGGGCTTCGGTGGCGGGGTCAGAGACCACCGCCACCTCCTCCGCCTTCATCAAGATTGGCCCGATCTCTCCCCGTATCCGCTCAATGGTTTCCTGTTGATTCATATGGGCGCGTGTTATCGCACTTTGGATAGCTAGAGCAGCCGTAGAACGTGCCTCGTGCCCCTTTGCGTAAGATCAGCGTCCCGCCGCATCCTTGCCGCTCACAAGCGACTGTACGAGCTTCCTGTGGCTGTGTAGGGGTCTCGTGCTGTGGCATAGCCTCGGGGGTCGGCTCGGTCATTGCAGGCTCTTCCCGCATGTCCTCAATGTCCTGGGTGAAGAGGTCCGACATGCCTGTGGCTCGGATGACCGCATCCACGAAGGCAGACTTTTGAGCCATTTTGATGGCTTTGTTGAGCGCGAGCTGGTCGAAGACTTTGCCCGACTTCACACGGTAGTATTTGCCGAACTTGCCCGTTGCTTCCTGGTAGTCGCCTTCCTTGAGGTCATTGGCTCGCTTATGTGCCTCAAACGCTTGCGCGTTCATGTTGGCGTACTGTGTGCGTTCCCAGTCCACGAACGTCGCGCCGCGACCCTCTCCCGTGAAGTTTCCATCATGTGTCAGGGTGCAGACGTAGGCGATGAACTGGCGGCCAGCAGCAGCCTGACCGATCGCGGTCATCGTTTCCTGGTCAACACGGAATGATGCACGAAGTTTGAAAATTGCTGCCAGCTTTTCTGCTCCTGGTTTACCGAGCGATGGCTTGGTCATGCCTGGAAGGGTGTAGATGTCCACCTGTTCGATCAGGAGCGGCTTCACCTTCTCGATGATGTAGCTGCGGTTCGAGATAAGATGATCCACCTGCTGTTGCAGCTCCGTTAGTGTTGCGCTCTGCGGTGGCTGCACGATGATCTGATTATCTTGGGTCATAGTGGGTATTTATTCGACACAGAGTGGGAGCTTGTCGCAGGCGAGGCATATGCCCCAGTCCTCGATAGCCTCTGTGTCTTCGATTGAGTTAGGTTGCCGTCGGCACTGTGGGCAGGTCTTGCTTTGAGGCTCGATGCTTGGCCCAGCGCTTCTTGGCGAGTTGAGAGAAGTATTCGCGGCCATACTTGTTTTTGATGGCTTGGCCACCTAGTCTTGGGATGTTCTTAGGCTTAGGCATAAAAGTGGGCTATGATGTAGATGCTTGGGTCATATAGGAGAGGCGCCTGGCGGTGGGAGCTGCTGGGCGTCTTTTGATTTATGTTGCCAGTGTATGCGGCTTGCCGCATCGTGTCAAATAGACACCTGTGGATAAATCCCGCTAGGGTTAGGGGAAAACGAAAAGCCAAACGGTTCTATGCTGTTGCATTACATTAGAGCCGTTCCAGATAAGCGATCCCGTTATCTGACACAATGGGGTCCCGATAGTGTCAGACCAATGTATCTAAAATGTGTATAGAAAGCGTATAGAAAGCGTATAGCTAAACACGAAGCCGCCAGGTTTCCCCAGCGGCTCGTGACACTCCCCGTGTTTGCCCTTTTGAGAGCGGCAGGTTTCAAGCCTACCCACAGAATAGTGCGGATTATTTTACCACTCGCGCGGCTTGTCGGTTTAGTCAAGTCAAGTGATGGTGATGCTCACGTCGAGGGTGAGCGAATTGAGAGCACTTTTTGTGATGGCAGGTGAAAAGATGACATGAGAGAACAGTTGCCCGCTGTTCGCGGCACCTGTCCCGTCAATGAACAGACCGCCCTCGTAGTGTGTCCCCGTGGCCGTACCTGCGGCAATGAAGATGGAGAGATACGCGATATTGTTGACATAGGTCGCGGAGCTGGTCGTCTGTCGGTAGACCTCCGTCCCGAGCTGTGTGTCCCCGTTCGTGGGCGCCGTGGAGGAGCTCCCAATGGCTCCGTAGTTGATCGTGCCCGTGTAGGTCAGTGTTCCTGCCAAACGCTGCGCCAGGACGCTCCTGCCGACCGTAGGCGCGAGATTGACCTGCTCATGGACCGCCACGGTTGCCTTCTCATGGTAGGCGTCCCGTAGCTCCGCAAAGCGTTTGCGGTGCCATCCCATGACGTGCTCTGGCATCTCTTGGAGAGGATACGATCGCACAAACTCCTCAAGGATCGCGTACTCGCGCGGTGCCTTGGATGGATCGCACTCGGTCAAGGTGTAGACCGTGTGAACATGAGGACGCTCTTGGATGGTGGCTTGCATATTGTGTGTATTCTAGCAGCTTTCGGCCCACCACCTGATATTGGTGTTCCCTCCGTTCCATGTGCCCTGATCTAATGTGAAGCCTGTTTGCGTTTTCGTTGTGACACTCCCAGCACCGTTTATGGTCCCTGTGTTGAAGTCTCGGCATGACCAGGATTCATTGCCAATAGTGATACCACCGCTATTTGCCACACCTGACTTGAACTCACGGATGCCACCGCCGAAGCCAGCGATGGATGCTCCTGTGTTTACAGTCGCATCATTGTCAGCCGCCACCCATACCTTTGAAGGGTAGAAGCCCGTCGTCTGCACGGATGTGGTCACGGATGAAAGGGTCGCTGTTCCAGCACGGATGAAGTACGGCTCGATCACGCGAACAGTCGTCGTGGTCAGGGCTTGTGCAACACGAGCCAGGCGTGTGGCGTGTGGTGTCGTCGAGAGAGCTCCTGCAGTGGCTGATATGAAGTAGTAACTGCCAGCCGTGAGGCCAGATAGCCCCTTTGCGATACCTCCTGGCTTTGCGAAGTAGACCGTAGTATCTGCTCCTGCCGACGCGCTCTGGGCGATACCCACGAAGCTGTATGTGCTCTCGTCTGCATCACCGTCTGCGAGCCACAGCTTGCCGTCTGATGCCTTCACATAGAGAGCATTGCCGACCGCGATGGCTTCACCGCTCGTGCCGTTTCCGAGGTTCTGCTGCGTCTCAAGGTCAATCTGCTTGCGTCCGTTTGAAAATGACGCAAGCACTGTCGTGCTCACGGCAACACCGACAGCCAAAGGATAGGTGCCTTCTGACGATGACAGGGCACCTGCTGTGTTCGATAGGTAGTAGATCGTGCCAGCCGTGAGGCCAGACAATCCAGTCACCATGCGCCCAGCGAGGACGACGCGCTTGGTCTCATTGAGGACACCTGCCTCGGCAGCAAAGCCGATGAAGTTGAGGATGCTTTCGAGCGTGTCGGCATCGGTCTTGTAGACCTTTCCGTCGCTCGATTTGAGATACACCGCTTCGCCTGCGGCAATCGTCTCGCCGAGGGTCACGGTTTTTGAAAGTGTGTAGTCGTTGAAGTCGGTCGCTGTGACCTGATCGCCTGCAATGACTGGTGTGGGGTAGGCCATAGTTTTTATTTGAGAAGCACGTCAATGAGTTTGAGTGGCCCTTCTTGCCGCTTCTCAACGCGGGCCACTTCCAGGGTTGTCCCTGATAGGTTGATTCCATCTCCGACGCGGATGTCATCGGTTTCGTCCGTGTGAAATGTGACGACCCTGCCAGCGACAGAGACACCTCCGAAGACACGGACCGCCTGATGGAAAGCACCGCGCTTGTCACGTCGTAAGATGTTGGCAAAAACGGGTTGCATACTAGGAAAGGGTGATCTCCCATT